GGGAGCGTATTTCCACACGCATAACAAAAAGTTTCATCGCATACCGAAGCGCTTCTCTAACTTGAACGGGGGTTGCAGTTGTTGGCAAAAAGAACGAGCACCCTACGTCAAACCGTTCCCATTGAATAAAGTACTCCACCCCATGCAAGGTAAGTATGCGCACGTCGTCAGGTATTTTTGGCTCAACCCGACGCGGCCTAGGCCGTTCAAATAAACGTGCCGTCTTCTGCTTGCGTAAACGCCGTTTCGTCGATGCCAATTACGTCTCCATCAAAGATGTAGCAGCGCACTGCAATACCACTAAGCCCCCCTACGGCTCCTGCACCAATACGAGTTGGGTGCGATTTACCGCCATATTTAAGGTATCCTGCTGCGGTCAGTCTAGCTAAGCTGTCCTTAACGTCCACCTGCCTACCTGTAAAGTACTTGCGTAACTCAGCCACAGGGATAGCCAAGGTGCGAGTCTCGGGGTCGTACCGCATTTTCAAATGACCTCTGGGCATAACTGCTGGGCGTTCAGGCATGCCATCGTGCGGGGTATATGCCGCTACCATTGCGTTGTTGACGTTCTCGTTAATGAAAGCGCCCAAAGTCTCCTGTGCAACTGTCAATGGGTTGCCGACGTTAGCCAAGTTAGCCGCAACTGTTTCGGATACTACCCCAAGAGCATACTGATAAATACGCTTTATGTCGATGCTAATCAAACCAAGTTTAGTGGCAATCAGTGCACCCACAAACGCGCATGTCAGAAGACAAGAATAGAAACGGTCAGTCTGGTCTAAACCAAGAGCTTTGTCTACCTTGGCCTGCATATTGGTAAGCAGCTTCATCACGTGTTCGGGGTTATCAATGATGTACTGGATATATACAGGACCGGCTACGCCGTAGTTGGCGCTAAGCTTGCTAAATGTTGCATCAATCTCGGTTTTGGTAGACCCCGTGTATTTCTGAAATGCAACCTCAAGCACCCGACGAAGTTCCCCATCAGCGGTACTCTTAAGATTCTGCAGAGCGTCCACAACTGAAGCGTTGCCTGACGATATAGTAAAGTTGCACCATGTAGTGTTGTTGACGCGCAGTTTATTACTCTGCGATTCCATACGGTGCTTGCCTCGCCCTGAAGTAAATCCGTAGGCGTAATCAGACAAGATCTCGGGCTTCTCGTTAGTAATCTCATCCACAGTAAACGCGATACTGTTCATCATGCCAAGCAAGTGCATCTTAGACGCATAGGTATCATCTTGCTTCAGCAACAAGGTATCAGGGTTTCCAAAGATGGAGTTAACTACCATCTGCGCAGTTGACTTACCCGAGCCTGAGCCGTTGTGTTTAAGATGGATTAAAGCGCCTTTTACGTTTTGCTTAGGGCCAATAAGTTTTAGCAAAGGTGAACCAAACCCAAAGAACAAAGCCAGTGCATGCGGCTCAAGGCCGGGTCGGTCGTAGAAGTTAGCTATCTTGCTCCACTCTTCTAGTGTGCCAGTGGGCTTAAATGATTCAGCCAACTCCCGTGTGCCGCTTGATGGTGGAGCCAGTTTAGTACCCGCCGCTGTGTATTCCAGCTCGCCGACAACAAACCCATCCCCATCAGGAGTCCAACCCATCTGACTGCGAGTTTTGTTTGCCGCGTATTGCGTTTGTAGTTTGCGTAGTGTTGATGCAAAATAAGCCATAATTGCTTCCAAGTGTTTTCCGTAAGCGACTACACCATTTTTAATGAGCAAGTCGCGCAATTTATCTAAGGTAAACAGTGCAGTCACGGGGGTGTAAAACCTGCGGATGCCGTCCTTCTCCATGTGCAGGTTAATCCCTACCATCTCTCCTTCACCATTACCGTGTTTATCTGAATCAAAGAACCGTTCCGTCAGGTACAGGTCATACGGATAAATCTGAACATCTTTCTCTTCACCATCAGGGGCACGTTCTTTTTTATATACCCCACCGTTTGCCCCACGGAAATATGGAAACGGATACGCAGGTATCGACATGGTTAGTGCCGGTGCTGCCTCATCCTCGGGCGTCTCAATAATGTACTGGTCGTCTTCAACAATTGCCGCTTCAACATACTTACCCAACAAGATGGGCGTGGTTACTTTTTGTAGGCAACCTTGGCAGAGGTCAGGATTGTTCTCACGATACCACTCGCAAGTGTATGGGCCTCTAGTTTCAGCCGCCTTAGCTTCCGTAGCATCTGCCGAGTACTCAGGGTGCCGTTTGGACAGCGTGTGGATAGCAGAGGGGCCGTCTTCACAACGCACAGTAATAGATAACGCAGCTCTCCACAACGGCTCTTCTAGTGTTGCTGCATTCTCCAAAGCGTTTTTAATCTGAGCGCAACCATTCCCGTTAATACTACGGATAGCTATACGCTTGAACGAACACTTAGGGTATTCCCCACCAAGATCCTTAGACGTTTCGTCCATGCCAAACTGCTTGGCAGAACTTAAATCCATCGTGGGAGCAGGAAGGTGCTCGAGAAAATCCGCAAGTACTACAGGAGTACCAAGGGCAATAATCTGTACCGGTCTTGAGGTTTCGTTTTTAAAGTTATGAGTGCCGGGTATGCGTAAGATACGTGCGGCATCCGCAGTTACCGCTGGGTCAGCAAATAATTTTTGTTGAGCGCACAAACGCTTCAAACGCTTAGCATGGCGCACCCACTCTTGGGCGGCTACATCTTCAGTCAAAGGCCAGTATACGTGGAGGCCACCACCTGAGTTAACAAGGGTTGGGCTAGGTAGCTTTGTGTCAGCAATAAATATGGATAGCGCTTGCGCGGCGGCGGCTTGATCGGCATAGGGTTTACCAGTACCACAATCTAAGTCAAGAAAAAACGACCGTAGGAAGGACGCGTTGTCAACCTTACGACCTGAGTCATCATTGAACGTGGCAAGCGCAAAGTACGCGTCCACGCCTTGGGAATCCATACCAGAGCCAACTGCTTCTACATCGTCAATCGTTGCTTGAAACGACTGCTTGACGGCACCTGCCCGAATACCCACCGTGCAGTACATACCCTGCGTAGGTAAAACGGAGTTGAGAAAGTCAGTCACAGAACCTCACTGGGTTGAGGAGAAAAAAATAGGGGCAACAGGACTACCTGTCACCCCCACGAGGATTACTTACGTTTGGAAAGACGCGCAATAATTTTAGGCATCGCTGCCTGATGGCAGGAGTGTGGCACCGATCTACCCGTTAGCCAGTTGTACACACTCGCACGTGTCACGCCAAACATCTGCGCAACTTCGGAAATCGGTGTACCGCTATTGATACAGACACTAGCCAACTGCATAACAATCGGGTCGTGTTCAGTATCCTTAACTTTTTGGATAAATAGGGTGTCATACCCCCGCAATCTATTACGCATCTTCGTCAGTAGCCCAGTCACTTAATATGTCAGACACGTTCTTTGCCACAGGAGCTTCCGGTTTAGTTTTGGCAACCGAACGCTTTACGGGTTCAGCCACGGGTTCTTCCGCAACTTCTGCTTTCTCAACAACGGGGGTCTCTTTAAACGCTTGTGGCAATGCAGGCATGCTCTCGGCTTTAGATGGAACCATCTTCAACTCAATAGCTTGACGAGCATCTTCGGTCTGGCTTTGTGCCTTACCTAGCTCCCACTCTTCTCGCGTCAAAGGACGTACGGCGCGGAACTTTAACACTGGCACGGCTTCAGCAGTATCAAACCTAGCCTCAGTCACAATGCCTGTAATCGGGATACCGTGTCCTGACAAGAACTTACCAAATGCCTGCAAGGGCATCTTCTCGCCTTCAGCACGACCAAAGTATGACTTAGCGGGGACTGACAAACGATAGATGTTGCCACCAATGTCGTTCTCTAAAGCCACAGCTAAACGCTTGCTGTAACGGCAGGCACGAGCCTTACCATCGCCAGAGCCTTCAATGTTCTGAGTGCAGGTAGCGCATGAGCTGCTTTGTGGGGTTGGCACTTCTGGGTTAGGTACCACGCCTTCGGCAGACCAGCAAGAGGGTTTCAGGTCTTTGCCTTCCTCATACTTGCCCGCATAAAACGTACGTGTCACACCCTTGCCAGATGCAATCACCACAAAGTTCATTGAGCGTTCTTCGTTCTTGGCAACTTCTTCGCCGCCTACGACCATGCGCCACACACCGCCTTTGATTGAGATTTGTTTGCCTCCAGAACTACCTGCGATGTCACGGGTAGTAGCGTCTGAAGCCTCACGTAGATAGTCAGGGATAACGGAACCGGATTTGAAAAGTGTCATGTTACTCATTTTGATTTCCTTAATTGGAGGTTACTTGGATGAACGGCGAACCGTGATCGAGTACTTGGACTCGATATTCACACCTGCGGGCATCTTGTCTGGATTCTCTTTAACAAACTCTGCAAAATTACTTTGCGCAATTCGTCGCTCGAGAAGGTCCGGTGCATCGTGCTCACGGATGAATGTGTACATACTGTCCCAATCACTGGTCCAGTAGCGTGTTTTGACGGATCGGTTAAATGATCCAAATGGGGTTTTGCCACCGTCTTGTCCGGTAGCTTTGCAGATGTCTAGAAGCTCATGCTCAACGGCATCCAACTGCTGATCGAGGTCAGCAATCTCAGCTTCCATCTGTTTCTTTTTGGTTTCTTTAGCGTCACGTATCTTGATATATACCTTGACTAATTGACTAGCATCCATACGACTCCTTTGATTTACGTTGAACAAATTGGTGGGGTACTACCCCCGTTTTTTATAAATTATACACTGTCAAATTTCAGTGTCAAGCTCTTGTTTGTATAAATCTACTAAACTTTGGTGCATATCAATTTTGTTCTGTAACATGGTGTACATGCGGCGCTCGACTGGACTGCCTTGCAAGTGTGTGACAGTAACTTTGTTTGTTTGCCCTGCTCGGTGTGCCCGTGAGTTAGCCTGCAGATATATCTCTGTGGAGCTTACCGGACCCCACCATACAACTTGGTCAGCACGAGTCAGCGTAATGCCGTGCGCAGTAGCCTGCGGCACTAACAATAAAATGCGTGGGTCATCTTCGGTTTGGAACTGTTTGATGATGTCTGCTCGGCGTGTAGAAGCAACGCCGCCATGAATGGTCTGCACTGTATATCCTTGTTTTATCAGCTCATTCTCAACCATTTGGAGCGTGTGCCTATATGGGATAAACACTAATACTTTGTGGTCAGTTTGGTCAATTACATTCACTAGCTCCGCCATGCGGTTAGTTACATCAAACTCAACCACGCCACCATCATCTGTATATACCGCTCCCTGTGCCACTTGCAAAAGTTTATTCAGCATGGTTGCCGCGTTGGTTGCCGTAATTTCACAGCCTGCGGCGATAGTCATCATTTGTTTTTTGAGCGCGTCATAGTACTTGCCTTGCTGCGGAGTCAACGGAACTTCACGCGTCGAATACAGCAGGTCGGGCAGGTCTAAGCATTCTTCTTTGGTGAATCTAATCGCGGGCTGTAACG